AAGCGTAATATGGCAGCAAAAACCAGTAACTCTCAACTATACTTAAAAGCACCAAATGTATTTGGAATAAGATATTATTTAAATGGACAAGAAGATCATCCTGGAATTAATTTAATTAAAGATTGTGCTTTGCAATCATGTGTAGTAAATTACACTCCACAAGGAAGTTATATGGCATATAAAGATGGTGGAATGGCATCATATGACATATCATTACAGTTCATGGAGTTAGAACCAGTATACTCCAAAGATTATGATGATGATAGAGCAGCAAACCATCTAATAGGATACTAAAATGACCCAAGAATATTTTAAAAAAGTACCAAATTTCGAATATATCAGTAGAGATTCGAATAACTCTCCACTGTCAGACTATACCGAAGTAAAAAACTTATTTAAAAGAGCAAAAATAAGAGATGATATTTTTCAAAATTTAAGTTATTTTGAAAAATATACAATTGTCGGTGAAGAGCGTCCAGATGATGTAGCGTATAAATTCTATGATGACCCAACACTTGACTGGGTAATTTTACTTGCAAACAATATACAAAATCTCTATGACGAATGGCCAAAGTCACAATCATGCCAAAATGAATATTTACTAGAAAAATATGGAAGTTATGACAATCTATATAATGGAATACATCATTATGAAACTATAAATGTGACAGATTACTTAGGTAAGTTAATTATAGAAAAAGGTGTTACAGTAACTGAATCATATTATAATGCTCCAGAATTTATTGTAGAAACAGATAAATCAATTAATCTACCAATTACAGTTCCAGGAATACCTGCACAAATATCTGCACAAGCATCTAATGGAAGATTAACAAATTTAACTCTAGTATCTACAGGTTTAGGATACACAGGATCTGTAGAGGTTTTCATATCTCCACCAAATGATCCAGTTCAAGCATTAGTAGAGTTTGAATTAAATGATCCTCCAGCAAATAGGGAAGTTGGAGATTTTACAATAATTGATTCAGGATCTGGATATACTGTCCAACCAGCAATAACATTTAGTGATCCAGAGGAAACAATACCATGCCAACTAGAAGCTGTAATTGATGGTTCTGGAGCTTTAACTTCTATTAATATATTAAATCCTGGAGAAGGATATACTTTTTTACCCACAATTACTATTGATACTCCAAGTGACATATTCTCAAATGCAATCTTAGATACAACATCAACTCTTACCGTAGAGGCAAGTGGTTGGGAAGGATTTTACCTTGATCCTTCAGGAACTAGAGCATACACATGTCATGGTAATAATTCATACACTGAAGGAATAGTAGAATATTATACATTCAATTCATCTTTTGATATTTCAAATGGAACAAAAATATCAGAACTAGACTTATCATCAAGTTTTGAGTACTTAACTGGAATAGAATTTAGACCTGATGGTTCAAGATTCTATGTGACGGGATTGACTTCAAGTGGATTCTTTATTCATCAATATAATCTGTCTGCAAGATGGAATATAACAACAGCTACACTTTCTGGAACATTTGCGATTTCGGAGTGTGCAGGAATTAGATTTAGAGATACTGGATCAAGTTTTTTTGTAGTTGATTTAGCAAACCCAGATACTATCAAAGAGTATGAACTTTATGATGATTGGAATATTAATGCAACATTTGCCAACCCAGTAAGAACTGTAGATATTAATGACATTACTGGAGAATCTTCAGTAAGAGGATTTTCCTTCAAAGATGATGGTTCAAAAATGTTTGTGTCTGGAACGGATACAAACTCTGTTCATATACTAGAATTAAGCACTAACTGGGATTTAGGTACGTTAACTTTAATAGGAAGCAAAAATACATCCTCAGAAGATAGTATTCCATTGGATGCTTACATGGATCCCACAGAAACTGTAATTATAACTGGTGGTTCAAATACAAATAAATTTTATGCTTATGATACAGATATCAGAGCAACTGCTACTGCTGTTTTGGGAATAGGAACTACTTCAGAGCAAGTTACAGACATAATAGTAACAAAACAGGGATCAGGTTACAGTCAAGAAAATCCCCCATCTGTAACTATACAACCACCAGTAAGAGCAAGAAGAGCAGTTGGTTTTGTTCTAATTGATAATAACCAAGTAAAGGATATTATTATTACTGATCCTGGTTATAACTATAAATCTCCACCAACTGCAGTAATTGATGAACCTCTTCCAAGAATTACTGCAAAAGGATACGCAACCGTACAATCTGGAAAAATTGTACAAATTGCATTGACAAATCCAGGTTTTGGTTATACAACTAATCCAACAGTAACATTATCAGATCCAGGACCACTATATCAACCAGAAAAAGATGAAATTTTTATCTCCAATGGTCAGGAGTGGAAATATGATGGATTTGATTGGACTAGAAGATTATCTTATGGAACTTTATATACAGATACTTTCCTAAATTCAAGAATAGAGGTTCCTGGTAATAAATCTTCTATTCCAGTAACAAACTTTATGTATGAAGAAAGATTAGAGACTAAAAAAAGATCAATCTTTATATTAAAGAGAGAATATTTAAACTTAGTCCTAGATGACATTGAATCTATAATGGAATATAAAAAGGGTTCTGAACAATATGTGTCCAGAACCCTTAAAAGAGGATATAATCCTTTCTTCTTTAATTAACTGTTAGCAAGGCGTTGGAAGAAACTCATAGCATCATCATCTTCAGAATCAACCGAAGAAGTTGAAGACATTGAATCCAACTCATCTTTCATAGATTGTGGCATAGAAGGTGCTGGTTTTGATTCTTTACGAGATTCAAAACTTGGAGTGAAGGATCCGCGATCAACATCTTCACCTTCAAGTTCTTCATCAATGTTTTGAAGGCGGGGAGTTCCTTTCTTACCAAGAACATAATCCAAACGTGTTTGGAGTTCTTCGTAACTCTTGAATTGCTTAGGATCTACAAGTTCAGTGAGAGAATACTGCTTCTTCCAAATTGCTTCAAGAGCATCATCATCATCCAGAAGAGCACCAGGACGATCAAACTCAGAAGAATCATAGTTCCAGTAACCTGCAACTTTTTTGATCTTCAGTTTAAAGTTGGCACCTTGCCAGAAGTCAAAGGGATTGATTGGAGTTTCATCTTCAAATTCAGGTTGCATTGCTTCCATAATCTTATCAAAGATCTTCTTACCGTATTTAAAGAGGAAGACACGACCTTCGTTTTCTGGATGCGCCTTATCTTGAACAACGTAAATATTGCTATAGTAAGACAGTTTACGCTTTTGCTTTTGACTTACAATGTCCTTTTTAGATTGCTCCCCACTGTTCCAGAGTTCGCGATTCAGTTCTGAGACAGGATCTTTTTGACCCAGAGTTGTGAGAGAATTTTCAATATACCATCCACCAGGGCCTTGGAATGCATGGGTCCAAAGTTTTGCCCAGGGAAGATCTTCCTGATTAGGAGCAGGAAGGAAGCGGATTACTGCATAACCATTACCAGTTTTATCGAGTTCTGGTTTCCAAAGGCGATCATCAGCACCACCAGAACTATTACTCATTTTTTCGACTTCTTTGACCAGTTTTTGGGTCAAAGAACCGAGAGAAGATTGTTTTTTGAGATCAGAAAAAGACATTGATAAACCTCAGATTTTTTTGTACGTATTTGGCTTTTGTGTACTCTTAGGGCACTTGCGGCGAGTACAGACCTATAATAGAGCAAGTGCCCGCAGGTGTCAACCCTCGCTTTGAATCCTGTCCTTCATTTTTTCTACCATTTTTTCCATATTAGCAAAAAGAACTGTCATATCAACATTTTCTGGAAGTCCCATACTAGCAGCAGAAGTCCTTATATTATTTTTCATTTCCACAGCTTTGGGATCATCAGAGAGTTTAATTCTAGTATAGAGAATTTTTTGTTTTTCTAACAAAGATTCTAAAATGCCAACATGTTCTAACTTTTGATCTTTATTCATGGTATAAAAATTAAACATGCTAGCATAAAGCCTTTCTTGAAGGTTATTAATGCTATCAATTTCTCCTTTTATTATATCAGATTCAAAAAAACTCATAGCACACAATCCTTTATCATTTTTCGGTACTTAAAGATATCAATATTTATGAAAGGATCATATTTTTTAATAATTTTAGATATTAATCCCCAAACTGGATCATCTGGCATTTTTTTATTAAAATCTTTTGTAAAATATAAAATTTTATCAATTATAACAACAGTTTCTAGACAAATACTACCATCTAGATATTTTTTTAGTATAGGGGGATGACCTGAAGAACAATCAAATAAAGATTCTATATTAAACTGACTAAGAAGAGTTTCTACTTCATTAGAAAAAACATAAGATAGTGACTGATTTCTCATTTTCCAAGAAGAATACACAGATTCACCATTTCTTATAATATCACCAATCCAAAGAGAATTTGGATCCTGGGATTGGACAAAATTTGAGACAAAGAAATTTATTACCTCTTTTTCATTTTTTTGTCTACTTAGTTTTTCAAACCAATATCTATCCTTTCTTTTATAAAAAGACTGTATTGATGCATTTGTTTTACCACAGTATTTGTGGTAGTCATATTTATCTTTCGTAAAATGATTTTTTATTGAAAGATATGTCTTGTATACTTCAAAGGGTGTCATAATTATAAAAAGGGGTTTTTGCGAAAAATTGTCGGGATAAATTTTCCGACCTTTTTCGAATTAAAAAACTAATTTCGCCCTGGATGTTCTCTTTAAAAAGTTTAATTCTATTGCATCGTACTTTAATTTTTCTTTTAATGGTTTTGATATAAGTTTTGGTACAGATTCAATATCAATATTATTTTTACTACAAAAATGAATTATTGCATCAATATAATTCATATCTTTGTTATCTCTTACCAATATTTCAATTTCTGTTGAAAATTTTGAAGGACAAAAAAATTTTTTATCCAATGCTTTTTGTAATTCTTCTTCTATTTTAACTGACATAGGATTCAAGTCTAAAGTTGACGAACTCTCTGATGTACTCTGTAAGTAATCTAATATACTTTTCTTTATCGTATTCTTCATAAACAACACACTCTCCATTTTCACAAGACATGATAATTACTAGTTTTTTTACAGATATTCCTGTTAATTCATACAACATACAACCATAAGCCATACACTGTACAAAATAATGTTCAATCCATTCTTTTGGTTTTGGTTTTTTTGAAGTTTTGAAGTCTATTATTGCCAATTCTCCGTTGTACTCAGCAATACAATCTACTGTTCCAGCTACACCAAGAACTTTACTATACAAAGATCCTTCAAGAGCATGAATATTATTTATCTTACCTAATTCATACTTTGCTATTTTGAATAGATACTCTGACAAAGGTTGAACTTTTGGTAATTCCTCATTCTTAAGATGATACTCAACAAGAGTGTGCATATCAGTTCCACGACTTGTTGCTGCTCTTGTAATTTTGTCTGCTTTTTCTTCACCTATTTTTTTACGCCAGTTTGCAAAAAACTGGCGATTTTTATGACTGGTTACTGAGGTAATAGAAACTAATTTAATTAGTTCTTCTTCTGTAGGTACTTTATAGTACCTAACTCCATCAATAGTCTCCCTCTCAAGACGAGGGAGATCCAATTCAACATGATTAAACATTAAAATCCTAATTCATTTTTTGCAATAAGATATTCTTTACACAATCCAGAACGTACAATATCTTCAAGACCAAACTCAATAATATCAAACGACGGCATTGCTCTAAGAATCTTCATAAAATCGATGATACCATTCCTTTCATTTGTTTTTTGTAAATCAGATTGAGTAGCATCTCCACAAAAACAAATTTTAGTATGCTCACCTGCCCTAGTAATTATACTATCAAGTTCATGAAAATTCAAATTTTGAAACTCATCAACGATGATAATAGACTTATCTAAAGTAGTGCCTCTGAGAAAAGAAGTTGACCAAAAACTAATAGTTCCCTTAGTTTTTAAATTTCCATACAACATTTCAAACTCAGAGTCAGTTGCCATTTGGAACATATATTTAACCATATTTTTGTAAGGAATCTGATAGATATCAGCCTTATCTTCATGGGTTCCAGGTAAAAATCCAATCTCTCTAGTAGCAACTAAAGACCTAACAATATAAATTTTTTCATATGGAGTATGTTCATCAAGAACATCCTTCAATGCATTAAAAAGAGTGATAAAAGTTTTACCTGTACCTGCTGCACCATAAGCAACTAGATTTTTATCATCATCAAAACTATCAAACAATCTTTCTTGGTTATCAGTTAATGGTTCAACATTAAGAAGATAATCTGAATTAATTGGTTTCCTTCTTTTCATTTGCTTTGCAGTCATTCCAACACCAATTGGTTGTAACTCAGATCCTCTTTTTTTTCTTGGCATGTGCTTTAAATTTTGGTAACTTTTGATTTGGGAGCTTTTGATGCTTTTTC